CCTATGACCGCCACGAACATCACGTTCGTTACCGGTACGGGGCAGGCTGGTGCAACGCTGTTCAAGCTGGGCCTGTACGTCGTGAACGATAACGGCGGCTACACGTTGCTTACATCGTTCAGTGACCCCACCACCGCGAACTCGTCGGCCACGGTTTACACGAAGCCTTTCGCTACACCGCAAGCACTGGTGCGCGGCAAGCGTTACGCGATCGGTGCGCTTATCGTCGGCGCCACGACGTCACCCACCATCAAGGGCGCCACCGTCAGCGTTGCCAGCATGCTGCGCATGGCCCCGACCATCTCGCAGCAAGTCGGATCGCAGACAGACTTGCCTGCGACGATCGCCCCGACGTCGGCCACCACGACGTTCGTGAACTACTACCGCCTCACCTGAAGGGGCAGCTCTTTCGGGGTGCAACGCTCGCCCAGTGTCCTCGTGGTCGTAGTCTGGCGGCCACCGCGTGCTGCGCTCGCTTGCAGCGCATGGTGGTCGTCCCCGCGTCGATCGGCTGGTTCATGTTCGTGTACGACGATGGAGGGGGCCAGGCGTGAGCGCACGCGACCGCATCCTGACCGCGATGGGGCGTTTCGCGCTCCGCGGGTTGGAAGTCAAGGACGACGCGACGCGGCGTGCGTCTGCCAGCAAGGAGTACGTGTACGGGGGGAACTCCTACACGTCGGACTGGGACTTCGAGCGCGCCGTCCGCGACGGTTTCGAGCGGGTCATCTGGGTCGCGAAGGGACTCGACGCGAACGCGACGAAGGTCGCGGAGTGGCCCGTGAAGGTTATGGAGGGTTCCGCACCGGAGTGGCGTGAGGTGCAGGACGCGTTCGCACCCCTCATGCGGAAGTCGAAGCTCAACGAGATCGACGGGCCCGCGTACGCGTTCCTGTACAAGCTCGCGCTGCAGTTCCAGATCAGCAAGGCAGGCGTGTTCGTTGAGGTCATCCCCTCCAAGGGCGGCGGCATCGCCGCTCTGAACCTGCTCCCCCCCGGCATCACGCGGCCCATCCCCGACCCGTCCACGTTCACCGCGGGCTACGAGATCACCCTCCCCGGCGGCGACGTGATGACCCTGCCGAAGTACGACCCCCGCAAGCGCGCAGGCGTGCTGTGGATCAAGCGTCAGCACCCGTCGAACCCGTACTCGTCGTGGACCCCGTTGGAAGCCGCGGGAATCAGCATCGACCTCGACTTCTACGCCCGCGTGTACAACCGCAACTTCCTTCTCAACGACGGCCGCTCCGCGCAGGAACTGAAGGCCCGCTTCTCCCCCGGCATGGGAGGCGTCGGCCGCACCACCGTCATCGAAGCCGACTCGATCAGCGTGCAGGACACCGCCATGTCCCCCCGTGATGCGCAGTACGCAGAGCTGCGCGGCATCACGAAGGAAGACATCATGCTCGCCGTCGGCGTCCCCGAAACTGTCCTCGGGAATGCCAGCGGCAGAACCTTCGACAACGCCGACGCGGAAATCGAGGTGTGGCTCAACACCACCGTCAAGGGCCTCGCCCGCTGGATCGGGGAGGGCCTCTCGCCCCTCACCGAAGGTGGCTTCGACGACGACCGCACCGTGTGGTTCGACTGGTCCAACGAGGAAGTCCTGAAGCGGGCGCAGCGCAAGGCCGACGACGTCGCAGCCGCCCGCCAGGCCGCCGGACTCATCACGGTCGACGAGTACCGCCAGCTTGCGAAGCTCGATCCCATCGGCCGCCCCGGCTCGCAGGTGCTGTGGATCCCGGGCGGCAAGGCCGCGGTCGGTCAGGAAGCCGACGAGACCGCGGCCGGCGAGCTGAAGCCCATCGGCGGTGGCGCCCCGGCCGCACCCGGTGGCGCTTTGGGCATGGCCCCCGAGGAGTTGGCCGCGACCGCACGCGGCGGCGCCATCGCGGGCGCCACGGCCGCCCGTGAGGCTGCCGACTCCGACTCCCTGACCGATCCGGCCGGGGTGCCCCGCGCGCTGGCCGCGAAGGCGCTGCCGAAGCAGCAGCAGTGCAAGTTCTGCGACGAGCAGGCCGTGGCCCGCGTCATCCACTCCGAGGGCATGGCCTACGTGCCAGCGTGCGCGGAGCACCTGGCCAAGGCGAAGGACGCTGCCGCCCGGTCCACTCCCGACGGCTCCGTGTACCCCGGCAACATCGACGCGGTGCGCGGCATGGACGGGCGCCCCTACGAGGCCAAGGCGCTGGACCGGGTCCCGGCTGGCGACCGGTGCGTCTGCTGCTCCGGCGTCGGTGAGCACAGCACGGGGCGGGAGTGCTACCGCTGCGATGCTTCCGGCCGCGAGATCGACAACGACGGTGGTCCCGTGCCTTGCGATGGCGCGTTCCCGTCGGATCACCCGTCCCGCGGGCAGAAGGCGTTCGAGCTCGACCAGTTCCTCAACGTCCTCGACGGGCTCACCGTGGAGCTGAAGCGGTACAACCCGAAGCAGCCCCGCTACCCGAAGGGTCACCCCCTCGGCGGCCGGTGGATGAGCATGGCTGACATCGCCCTGTGGAAGCAGGGCAAGCCCCTCACGGGCGGCTACGACTCCTCCAAGGTCAAGGACCCCGAGACGGGGAAGCTGGGCAAGCCCACGGAGGGGCCGAACGCGCTCGGCGCGGACAACTCGAAGGGGCCCGCTCCGAAGAACGCGAAGCCGACCCCCAAGGCTGCCGCGTCCGCGGGGGCCCCGAAGGCGAACGCGCCTGCCGGGCACTGGTCGAACGTCCTGAACTACCCCGACGACTACCCGTACGCGAAACTGCCCGGTGGTGTGCCTGCGAACACACTGAAGGCGCCGAAGAACTTCAAGGCCGTCTCGGTGAAGAAGGGCGACGTCGTCCACATTTCTGGGCAGGACTGGACGGTGTCGGGCAACTCGAAGGTCGGCGGCAAGCAGCAGCTGTCGCTGGTCTCGAAGGACGGCACGACGCGGAAGCTGTCCGTCACCGACCCCGACACCCCGGTGCCCGTGGTCGCTCGGACCCCGCAGAACGTGCTCGTCACGAAGGCGAAGAAGGAGAAGGCCGCGGAGGAAGCCGCAGGCGGCCCGCAGACGGGTGGGGACGCCCCGGAGGCACCGACGGTCAAGAAGCCCCGCGTGAGTGCCCCTGTGGACCAGGACATGGCCGCTGCGCTGGACGCGCACGAAGCCGCGGCCCCCGCTCCGATCCAGCACTTGCAGGAAGCGCCCGCGGAGAAGCCGGAGCCGGGCGTCTACAAGGCCCCCTACGCCACGATGACCGTGCACCCCGACGGGCACGCTACGGTGAAGGACGAGGAGTCCGGGGAGTTCACTGCCACCCCAGAGCAGGCCGCTGCGTGGATCGGCAACGGCGAGTTCACGAAGACGTCCACTGCGGGGGCTCCGCCTGCGGGCGTCACTGCGGGCGTCACCTACACGAACCCCGACATGGGTTCCACGATGGTCTTCAACGAGGACGGGTCCGCGACCCTGTCGGTGCCGTTCGATGGCGACTACGTGCTGGACGCGCAGGCCGCCCTGGACAACTGGGTGGGGGACGACCCCGACGAGCCGTTCAAGTGGGATTCCCCGGTCGCCGCGGCGCCCTCCCTGGACCTCACCCCCGGCAAGGTCTACGCGCAGACCGACGACGCCACCACGGTGGCGACGATCCTGCCGAACGGGGACGTGTCTATCGACTACAACGACGGCACCAGCCCGTCAGTGTTCGACAACGCGTCGGCCGCGCAGATTCTCATGTCGGATGAGTGGATCGAAGCCGAGACGTCCGGAAAGCCCGAGTCCGCGGGCGAACTGCCGACGTACGACATCGGTGACGGCGACACCCTCACCGTGAACCCCGACGGGACCGGGGCGATGCACTGGGCTGACGGCACCGGCGCATCGCCTGTCGACGCGAACGGGGTGGACTACTGGCTGAACGACAAGAACGCCCCGCTCATCAGTGGCCCGGGCGCAGAACCGGCAGCGAAGCCGCACAGCCTTCCGGCCGGGAAGTACAGCACCACGGGCGACGGGGTAATGACAATCCACGAGGACGGCACCGGCACCCTCGATTTCGGTGGTGCCACGTCGTCGGAGTTCACTGCGCAGGAGATCGCGGACAACCAGGACGTGTTCAAGCTCATCCCGTCGGACACTTCTGCGTCGGATCCGACGACCGCGCCGCCGTTCACGGAATCTCCTAACCCGCCCGCGAAGCCCGAAGGCGGCAAGCAGTACAAGAACGAGGCCGGGACACTCACCCTGACCGTGTACCCCGATGGCACCGGGTCCCTGCACGACACCACCGTGGGTACCAACGGCGACCCCATCGACCCTGACGACGTCGAGTCGTTCATCAGCCACACCCAGTCGCCCGGACAGTTCTTCAAGCTCAACAACGTTGACCCCGTGCCCACCACCCCAGTGACGCCGGGCAAGTACGTCACGGCCCACGGCAGCACCGTGACCGTGAACGCCGACGGCACCGGCCACATGCTCACGACGTCCGGCAAGGAGGTTCCTCTCGACGCGGACGACGTGGCCGATTTCTACGACGAGTGGACCCCGGCGCCTGCACCGGAACCCACCCCCGCGACTCCGGATTTCAGCAACCTGTTCACACAGCTGACCACCCCGACGAGTTCCGCCACCCCGGTTCCGACGTACGACCCGGACGCGCCCGGTGCCCTGATCGACTACCCGGCCGATTACCCGTACCCCGTCGTCGATGGGGCACCGCCCGCGAAGACGCTGGGCACCCCGAAGTTCCAGAAGGGCACGTCGATGAAGAAGGGCGACGTCGTGTCCGTCATCATGGGCAACGCGGGGTCGCAAGAGTTCTCCGTCGTGAAGACGAAGAAGGTCGGCAACGGCGTTTCCGTCTATGGCCTCAACGCCAACGGGGACACCATCCCGCTCGGCATTTACGGTGACGGCGAAACCATCAAGGTCGTCGCGAAGACCCCGCAAAACATGCTGGTGGCGCAGGCGAAGAAGGACAAGATCGCGGCCGGGTTGTCCCCGGACCCGATCCTGCCCCACACCTACGGCACCACTCCGCCCGCGGCGCCTTCCGTGAAGGCGCCCGACGAGGGCCCCGTGTCGTCTCTGCCAGACCCGGAACCGCCGGCTGTCCCGCAGACGGGTGGGGTTGCGTTCTCCGCGACGTTGCCCGCAGAGAAGACGAGCCTCGCGTCGCAGAAGATGGTGAACTCCAAGCTCATCAAGGAGGGCTCCACCATCGTTCTGCCGGGCGGGTACACCGCCCAGGTGTCGAAGCCCTACGCGTGGGACACCGAGCAGAAAACCGGCGTCATGTGGGGTTTCCCCTCCGCGGATGCGCCCGACGCCATCAAAAATCAGATCCCGAACGCGGACGGCGCGGTGCCCGTGTGGGCGCAGAACTTCTCGCACCCTGCGCATCCCGGGTTCGGTGGCAACAAGGTTGGGCTGATCTCGAAGGCGAACATGAAGGGTGCGGGCAAGCCCGTCGCCCCGTCCACCACGCAGCAGGCACCGATCGTCCCCGACCCGACCAGCACGGCTCCTTACGTGCCGTCCGGGAACGTCAAGATTGTCGACGTCGCTGGTGGTGTACCGCGCCCGTACGACCCTGCGCAGAAGGCCACGCAGAAGGTCGACGAAGTCACCATCGACGGCAAGGATCAGTGGTTCCATACCACGTCCGTCGGTGCGAAGTCCGTCAAGCAAGGCGACGTTATCTACTTCCAGGGTGACCCGGCCGCCCCGTACCTCGTTACGAAGCAGGACAACAAGCCGGGTTCCAAAGAGATCGGCATCTGGGGCAAGCAGAACGGCACCGGGCCGGAGAAGTTCCTATTCCTGTCCGCACCCTCGTCGGGTGAGCGCCAGGTGCAGGTGCAGACGACTCCTCCGCCCGGGTGGGTTCCGCCGCCCCCGCCGCCCCCGCCGACGCCCGGCGTGAAGCTCGTCATCGACCCGTCGTCGGTGAAGTCGATCAAGGACGACGAGGGTTCGGCTGGCGCACGCCAGAAGTTTTCGCAGATGTACGACACGCTGCAGCGTCAGCAGCAGCTTGCGCAGGCGTTCAAGCTCGCGACTCCGGAGCAGAAGATCGCACTGGAGTCCGCGGGCCTCGGTACGCAGCAGGCGTTTGTGCAGCACATGGAGGGAGTGTCGGGCGATTGGGACGGCTCGTCGAACGACCACAACCCAAAGATGCTCGCGTTCCACCACGCCACCGCGACGGAGTTCGGACTGGAAGACGTTGCGCCGTGGGGGGCGGAGCAGTCCGACATGAGCCTGAAGTCGAACACGAAGAAGCACTTGGAGAAGTTTGGGCCCGCGTACCAGGCTGCGGCCCGGTTGATCTACCAGAACACGCAGAACGAGTTCAAGAAGCGCGGCATCACCCGTGTGCAGCTGTACCGGCGGAACTCGTTCAGCCCGCCCGACAACACTGGCTCCTACAGCACCCCGGCACCGCCGTGGGCGTGGCAGGAGGGCACGACCACGGACGTGTCGCTGCGGCCGTTGTCGTCGTTCGCGTGGAACCCGAAGTCCAATTTCGGGCCGTTGCAGCTCGCCGCTACGGTGCCCATCGAGATGGTGTTTTCGATGGGCAAGACTGGCCCTGGCGGTCTGAGCAAGTCGGAGAACGAGCTGGTCACGCTCGGCGTGAAGAATGTCGCATGGGAAGTGTCGTGGGAAGGCGGCGGTGATCCTGCCAAGCACATGCCGAAGCCCACGAAGGCGGGGTACACCGTGGAGGACTACCAGAAGCAGTACCCGCAGTGGCATCCCGGTACGACGAACTCCACGAAGGGGTTGCAGGTGAAGGCCGACGGTGTTCCTGCTCCGTGGTTGCGGACGTTCCCCAACGACCAGACCGAGGACTGGGCCAAGACGACCTGGCCGTACGTGGACGCCGACGGCGACGACGTCGACAACCTCGCGGACCTCTACGACTTGTACCCCGACGTCGTCCCTGAGCGGCTGCTGAACCTGCCCATCGGTCGGGTCATGCCTGCCCTGATGCGTCAGCAGCTCCTCGCTGCCATCGCGGACCCCGAAGACGACGCGTTCGAGGACACTCCGGCCATCCGGCCGGAGACGAAGACCCTGCAGGCGGTCGTGCTCGACGACGACAGCGACTGGATCGGGCTGTGATGAGGAGGGGGAACCGTGGCGTCACCGTCCGGTGAGAAGCGCGACGCGTTGAGATCCACCGCGGCAGGGCAGGTCGAGCGGTGGGAGCAGCGCCTCGCGGACAAGCTGGACGCCTTGTGGGAGCAGCAGGAGTCCGTCGTGCTCGTGCGCCTGCAGGGCCCGAAGGCCCGGCGCGGCACCCGCCACTGGGTGCCCGCGCCGGCCGAGTCGAAGGCGCTGAACCCGCGCTACATCATCGACCCTGCCAGGTGGGTGCTGCAGGCCGCCGCGGTGGCCGCGGAGGTCTTCGGGGCCCTCACGTTGGAGGTGCTGCTGCGACTGCTGGGCGGCTTCAGGGCGAAGCGCCCCTCGTGGCTCACGGAGACGTTCGTGTGGCCCGTGAGCGTCATCGTGCCGTCCCCTCCGGTTCCGTCCCTGGGTGGGGCTCCTGCACCCGCTGCGGGGGGGCCCCGGCCCGCGCCTGCGCCTGCACCCCCGCGCGAGGACGCGCCCGCGCCCGCCCGCGAGCGCCCGCCCGCGAGGCGCATCCGCGACGGCGTCCTCGACCAAGACGTCATCGCGCAGGCCATCCGAGGCCGGGCCCGCAACGTCGCCAAGGGTGTCGCGGAGGCTGTCACCGAGGTCCAGGCCGTCATCGACCGCGGCGAGGCCGAGAAGAAGCCCCTCGATGACATCGTGGCCGACGTGCAAGACGTCTACGCCACCCGCAAGAAGGTGTGGACGCAGCGCATCGTCGCAACCAACGTCGTGGGTGCTGTGAACGAGACGTCGTTGGCCGCCGCCATCGGGGCGGGGGTCGGAAAGAAGCAGTGGCTGTCCGCGCATGACCAGCGCACCCGCGACTCTCACCGGGTCGCGGACGGCCAGGTCGTCGCGGTCGACGACTCGTTCATCGTGGGCACCGCAGCCCTCGACTTCCCCGGCGACCCCACCGGGCCAGCGGAGGAGGTCATCAACTGCAGGTGCACGATGCTGTTCCCCATGCCCGAGCTCGGGCAGACCCCGTACACCCCGCCCCCCGGATTCGGAGCCACATGAGTCGTCTGCAGCTCGCCATGTCCGCGTGCGCGTGGAGCGGCCTCGCGGTCGTCGCGTTGCTCTACGCGGAGATGAACGGTCACCCCGACGGGCTCATCACGTCGTTTATCTGCTGGTGCGGCGGTGTCGCGTTCGCAGCCGTCGCGTACGGGCTGCTGGAACGGCACCGCAAGCGCAAGGCCGCGGCCACCCTCGCTGCGATCGACGCGAAGATCCCGTCCCCGCCCCCGTTCGACCAGGAGCACCCGTGAGCGATCCCCGCTGGACTGAGTACGTCGCCCTCGACGACGTCGTGGAGTCGGAGCTGAACCCGAAGGACCACGACATCGGCATGGTGAAGGCGTCGATTCGCCGGTTCGGGTTCGTCGACGGCGCCATTCACGACGGCCGCACCGGGCGCATCATCGCTGGCCACGGCCGGTTGGAGACGCTGCACGCCATGCACGACGAAGGTGAGTCCGCCCCGGACGGCATCGTGGCCCGCGAGGACGGCGGCTGGATGATGCCTGTGCAGTTCGGGTGGTCGTCACGGTCGGACGCGGAGGCCGCCGCACTGCTGGTGGTGCTGAACAAGGCGACCGAAGCTGGCGGGTGGGACCCGCAGGGGCTGCACGAGCTGCTGGACGGGCTGAAGGGGTTGGACGCGGACCCGGAGCTGTTCGAGCTGTCAGGGTTCACGGACGCGGAGTTCGCGAAGCTCGCGGCCCGGCTGGACACGGTGCCGGACTTCGACCCGGAGGCGGGCGACGGGACGCGGCTGGACCAGCGGGAGCCCACGCAGTGTCCGTCGTGCGGGCACAGGTGGCGTGTGGGGCCGCGCGGAGAGGTGCAGCCGTGCTGAAGGTTGCGCCGTGCTCGTTCGAGGCCGCGAAGTGGGCGGTGGAGCACTGGCACTACTCGAAGCGGATGCCGCGCGGGAAGGCGGTGAAGTTCGGGGTCTGGGAGGACGGGGTGTTCCGGGGGGCTGTCGTGTTCGGGTCCGGCGCGAACGGTGTGCTGGGCGACCCGTACGGGCTGGACCAGGTCGAAGTGTGCGAGCTGGTGCGGGTGGCGCTGGCACCGGACCACGCGCACCCGGTCACGCAGGTCGTGGCGCAGGCGTTGCGGACCCTGAAGGACTCCCAGCCGGGGCTGCGGCTGGTGGTGTCGTACGCGGACCCGGAGCAGGGTCACCACGGCGGCATCTACCAGGCGGGGAACTGGCTGTACGACGGGGACTCGAAGTCGCATGAGGAGTACGTGGTCCACGGGCGACGCTTTCAGGGGAAGGCGTTGCGGCAGACGAGGGCCACGCACCCGCGTGGGAAAGTGCCTGCCCGCAACGCGTTGGAGTGGGCGCGACTGGTGCTCGACTCGAACGCGACGGAAATCCGGTCGCCGGGCAAGCACCGGTACCTGATGCCGTTGGACGCGAGCATGCGGCGCGCGTTGACGAAGCGGGCGACGAAGGCGGCGTTGCGGCCCCCGGCACCCTACGATCAGGGTGCGGTGGAAGCGTCGGATGGAGACGCACCCGGCCACCGGCCGGGAGGGGCAGGTTCGATCCCTGCGCACCGCTCTACCAGCCGCTCCCCGCGCGGTGTCATCCTGACCGGCATGGCGAGAGGGGACAGCTAATGGGCAAGCTCGAAGACGTCATCGACGTCAAGGCACTGGAGCAGCTGCGCGCGTTCGCAGCGCAGAACGTCGAGGCGAAGGACGGTGCACCATCGGCGGCCAGCGCGACGGACGACACGAGTGCAGCGTCGGCGCAGGACCAGGACGCTGCCCCGGCTGCAACGTCGTCCACGGACGAGGTTCCGGGCGACCTCCCCGGTGAGGCCGACATCGTGGCCTTGTGGGACTGGGACGCGTTCCAGGCCGATTTCCCTGAGTTCGTCGACGCGAAGGCGCTGGACACCGACGCGGACCCGTCCCCGAACCGCGGCGCGGCGAAGCTCCGTGCGTACTGGACTCGTGGCCCGGGAGCCGCGAAGATCGGCTGGGGTTCCGGCGGCGATTTTCTCCGCTGCGTCGCCCAACTCGGCAAGTACGTTTCCGACCCCAAGGGCCTGTGCAACGTCTACCACACGGCCGCCACCGGGAACCCGCCCGGGAAGGGCCACAAGAACGACGACGCGAACCCCGAGGTAAAGACCGCGCCTGGTCCCGACGGGGCGTGGGACTTCGACGCCACCGCGATGGGCCTGCTGCCCTCCACCGCACCCGTAGACCTGAACGCGCCCACCGGGTCGGCCGGCGAGTACAAGGAGGTCGGCGCCCAGGTCATCGACGTCGACAAGCGCCGCGGCATCGTCACGGCCATCGTGTCCGTGACCGGCCGCGAGGACCGCGTGAAGGACGTCATCCACGCGGGCGCCTACCGACGCACCCTCGCCGAGCGAGTCCCGAAGGGCGTGTGGTCGCACAGCTGGGAGCAGCCCGTCTCCAAGACGCTGGAGTCCGCGGAGCTGCACCCCGGCGACACCCGCCTGCCGAAGGAGATGCGCGGGCCGGGCGGCACGAAGGTGCCGTGGCCGAAGGACGCCGGGGGGCTGCTCGTGAAGACGCAGTTCAACCTCCTCGGCGAGCGGGGGAAGCAGGCGTTCGCGGACGTCGTGTTCTTCGACGACCAGCAGGAGTGGTCCATCGGCTACAA